GCTTTAGATTCTACTGGAGAACCTTTGCCAAAATCAGGTCTTGATATAATAGTTTCTAATCTAGCCATTGCTTCTTGGCTTTGTTTTTGAGCATCTGAATTATCTTTGATACCTTTTTCCAGATCAGCAAACTTATCTAAATCAGCTTCGATTTTTGATAACTTTTCTTCAGTGATCGGATCAGCAGTACCTTTTGATTCAACTTGCTTTAATCTTTCATCATTTGTTTTTTTGAAAGATTCAAAAGTTTTGCCAAGAGTTTCAATCGCAGATTTTACTTCATTATTATCCATAATTGTTTCCTCTTATTATTGTTTAAGTTTGTCAGCAACTTTGAGAATCAAGTTTGCTAACGATTGATCTTCAGCATCTCGCTGGTTTAAAGTGTCAGATAATGCTTTCGCACCTATCTTTGCCTCTGTTCGAGAAAGTCCTCCTGCATCACGCAAGATTTTTTCCCACTCTCGAATATTTTTAGCATTCCCTTTAACAGATTGTATCAAAGCACTTTCATTCATTGGGAAAGTGACTAAAGATATTTCCATCAGATCAACTTCTTTAAGAGTTCTAACACCTCTCTTATTTTCATTGTATCCTTGTTTATCAGGGTCTGCTTTAAATCCTATTGACATACCATCTAATGCACCCATTTTTAAAAGTTCGTATGCTTCACGACCTTTTTGAGTACCCATAGCAAGTTGTCCTTTAACAAATAAACCTTTATTATCTTCGTAGATATCAGTAAAGACACCAATAGGTTCATCTGTTTTATGTTGAAATAACATTTTTACTTTAGAAGCTGGTCTTCTTGTTAATGATTTAGTAAATGCACCTTTTTTAACTATGTCATTTCCTTGATCTTCATTACCAAATATTGAACCATATCCTGTAAATATTCCTTGAGCATCTGATTTAACTTCAGATTCAAAAATAATTTTTTTAATTTCAGAATCACATTGACAATGACCATCATCATTACAAACACAAACACTCTTCATAGGTTTTTTTCTTTTCTTTGGTTTGTGATATTTGTCATCTTCTTCATCGTCATAATGACCTTTATCATCATCATCTTCCATACCATAACCTTTTGATATTGCTTCTTCATAAGCATCATGCGTTCCACATGGCATATAAATAGTTTTACCATTATCCATCATAGTGTGTACTCCTACACAACCTATTTCTTTTGCTTTTGCTCTTGCGTCAGCTGGGTTATCAAAAATATCTTCTTCTCTTTTTTCTTTACCATCAAAAAATCCTTCTTCTTCTGGTTTTTTAGGTTTAGCATTAGAACCATCTCCTTTGCTTGATGAAGATATCACATCAGTCAAATTTTTAATAGCTTCTCCCATTTTTTCAATATCACTCATTGAATATTCCTCCTTATTATTTTTTTTGAAAAGAGAACTACATACAGCAAGTCTTTGATCTGGATTAGGATATTCGTTGGTGCTTGTTTCATCACGCATGCATCTTGATATGAAATCCTCTCTTTTTTCTTTGTCTTTTGGTTTAACTAAAGGCATTATTTTCCTTTTTTCATTTTCATAATTTTATTACAGCAGTTAGTGAACCATTTGTATTTATCATTTGTTCTACATAGCGCAATACCAATTATAATTCCTATTATTATTTCCATGTTATTTCTCCTTTATTGAAAGTCAGGTGTTCTGTAAATTACAGCACATCTGCAGTTAATTGTTTCTGCTGGAGTACCTCTTGGATCTCCAGGATATTTTAATCTATCGCCACCAACTATAAACCTTTCCTCTAAAGGAACTGTTTGTCCAGAAGCAATAGAATGTGTTAATCTAGTACGAGCATCTTGTATAGCTACCCATTCTTTCTGTGTTCCTGATATATTCATATTTACTGCAACTTGCTCATTAGCAAAAGATGCAACCCTATGAGATTCAGTTCTAGAAATTAGGTTTGCTCTATAAACACCCATACCTAAAATCATATTTCGTAAAGCAGTTCCTGTTGCTTCTGTTGATAAACCATCATTATAAGAATTAGAAATAACTTTTGCCATTCTTTTTCTTGTAGTTTCATCAATCTCAGTCACCCATACTGCAGTGTTTTCATCTATAAACTCTGCTAGTGCTTTATCAAAATCTTCGTCAAATGCTTTTGATAAAAATAATCTACCTAAAGCATAATCTTTAAATGCGTTTCCTATCATTGTATATTGTACTTTAAAAATTAATTTCAATGTTTCTGCTTGTTTCCGCATCTCAAAATCAAGCATAATCTGACTTCGCATTCTGTATGCTTCTTTAACACCAGAAGCTAACTGATTAAAAAAATTTTTTAATGTGTTTCTCCATTGTTTTTCAAATGGTCTTCTTAAATTATTTTGTTGTCGCCAAACTCTTTCTTTGACACCTTTAAATAATTTTAATTGTTTAGAGTTAAAAAACATTAGTGTAAAGTTGTGTTAATAGGTCTAATAAATTCTTCAATATCTGTTAAACTATCTATAAGTTGTTCTGTACTGAAATCTATGCTTTTAGTTATAGCGATATAAGATGCATGGTTTAATGCGTCTTGTTTATCGTTAAATAATCCTACAACAATTTTAACTTGGTACTCATCTGTCTTTGGATTTTTTTCTATAAATAATCTTGATTCTATACTCATGTTTTTAATGGGTGTCCTGATGGTAATAAATCCCTATCAAACTTCCCTCCTCTAAATCTTCCTGTTCTTACAGCATATAAAAATGCATTAACTCTAGCATATGCCCACTGTTCTTCACTTCTAACACTAGGTCTTACACTTTGAGGATTAGTTCTATAAGCACCTATACCTCTTCTAAAAACTGCTCCTAACATTCTTAATGTCACTCGTTTGCCTTTTTTATCTCCATGCTTTTCGTTGTGTTTATCTACTTTATTTTGTAATCCTTTTTTTACTGCCGCAGTAAGTTGTTTCTCATCTTCAATAAAATCATCTTTTAATTCAGATACTGCTTCATAAAATTTATCTCTTTCTTTATCAAGTTGTCTTACCTTTTGTCTTGACCAACTAAAACCTGCATCGCCACCCCATAATGCCCATGCTATTCTTCCTGCTGATGGATAACCATCTTCTCCTCTATCAAATCCTTGTCCTTGTTTATCAACTTCGTGACGACTAAAGAAACTAAACATTCTTCTAACAGTGCTTGGCGATAATTTAGTTTTATTTATAATTTGATTTGCTCTAGTGACACCTATAATCGTACCACCTCTATTAAATTCTTTTCTCCACTCTAATCCTCTTTTAGCTTCAGAAACCATGCCATCAGTAGGGACTGTATCTATATCTGATTCAGCTTTTATAATATCTTCTAAATCATCTTCATTATTAATTATTTCAAAACTATTTTCTTGTAGTTCTTCAGGAACTTCTTCTTGAGGTATTTCTTCACTTCTTTCTTCTTCTTCAGGAGTTTCTTCTGTTGCTACATTTAATGGCATTAAATTTGCTGGAACTAATAAACTATCAGCACCATCTATTGGCTCATAACCTAACTGCTCTCTTGCTTCGTTTCTAGTTAATATACCATCTTTGACTCCTGATGTGACTGATTCAAAGACTCGTCTTCTTTGTTCAGCCATAGCTGGTATTGAGTCAATGTCATATCTTAATTCTAATGCTTCATCATTAAATTGTGGAACTAACCACTCATTAAGATCGCCTTGTATTTTATCTAGTAAAGGAATAATTGTTTCATTGTATAAAGCAAGTTTTGCTTCAGCAAAGTTTGAATAAGTTTGTGCGTCAGGTATCCCAATTAATTGACTAGGCACACCATAAACTAAAGCAATATCTTTAGCTGACATATTTTTAAGTTGAATAAAATCCATATCCTTTGGACTTAAACCCATTTCTTTCCAATCAAAATCTCCTTCTAATAACATAGGTCTCCCAGCATTTCCTGTTCCTGCGAATCTTGAATTTATATCTGATTGTAATTGACTTCTTTGATTATCTGATAATTGAACATTACCACCTGTTTCATCTTTAGGTTTAAATATAACAGCACCACTTGGTCTAGCACCATTCTGTAATAAATTTACATTATGTTTGTTTGCTAAATTATGTTGATCAATATCTACTGAACTTGCCTGTATCGGCGACATACCATAATAATCATCAAGAGGATTAAACATTTTTATGTGTTTAATTTTTGAGTTTCCTGTTGCTTGATCTACTTCATAACTTTCAACTATCTGACCACCAATCATATAATCGTATGATTGAGGCATTGCTCTTTGACCTGTTCTGATTTGTATTCTATCAGGTCTTAAATTATATAATTCTGTTGGTGGTGTATTATCGCCACCTACACTTAACATGTAGTTATTTCCAGAAATAAGTAAGTAAGAATATAAACCTTGAAACCACTCCACCTGTGATTGAGTAGGACTAGGATTATATAATAAATCTAATATAGGGTGGTTATCAACTTCTTGATCTCCTCTAAATAAATTTATTTTAACTCTTGAAGCATTATTTGCTATTTCATTAATACATCTATAAACAATAGCATTCTC